CATGCTTCAACGAGGGCGATCCCATCAAGCCCGGCGATCAGATAGCCATTGGCTTTGACGGCTCGATCCGCGGTGACGCGACGGGCCTTGTCGGGTGCCGACTCAGGGACGGGAAGCTGTTCGTCATCGGCGTGTGGGAGAACCCACGGGACCCTAACCAACCTGACTGGGAAGTCGACGTTCTCTCTGTTGAGGCCGCTGTTAAGCGGGCCTTCGAGACGTACCGGGTTGAGTGGATGTATGCCGACCCGCCTTACTGGCAAGAGAACATCGGCCGTTGGGCTCTCGAATGGGGCGACGACTTCGTATTCGAGTTCTGGACCAACAAACCTACTCGCATGGTTCAGGCAGTCGAGCGATTCCGTACCGCTGCGATGGTCCGTGACGTTCTGCACGACGGAGACGACGACCTTACCCGCCACGTGCTGAATGCCGTGGTTCGGGAAGTGCCTCAGGGCTTTCTCATTACCAAGGACTCTCCGAGGTCCAAAAAGAAGATCGACCTTGCGGTGTGTGCAGTTCTCGCATTCGAGGCGAGGGCTGACGCCATCGCGGATGGGCGGCTTAAACGACGTAGAGCTAGGGTGGTTGGATTTTGAGCGTTCTCAGCATCGACACTTCGCCAAATGAAGTGCCCGCGGGTCTGGCGCCGGCCACCCCGGAACAGTGGCTCGACTGGCTGTTCTCCAAGCTTGCTCGACGCAAGGCTACCTACCAGATCTACGGCCAGTACTACGACGGCTATCACCAGCGGCTCATGTTCGCTCAGGTCCGCCACTTCGATCAGTTCCATTCCACGTTCGACACGTGGAGGGACAACTTCTGCGGAATGATCGTGGACTCGGTTAACGAGCGCCTGTATGTCGACGGCTTCCGGATGACGGACGAGCCTGACGCGGACAAGGACGCTCGGGACATTTGGCAGCGCAACGCGATGGATTCCGAGTCGAATGCCGCAATGCTCGACGCGATGATTCAGGGCGTTAGCTATGCGGTCGTGTGGGCTGATAAGCAGGGCAAGCCCACCATCACGATTGAGTCCGCCGAGAACTTCATCGTCCAGTACAAGCCTGGTAGCCGTCGAGAGATCGACGCCGCAGCCAAGTTCTACTACGACGATTGGGGACGGCAGTGGGTAACGCTGTGGCTCCCCGAGGGCGTTTACACGTTCGCCAAGGGCTCGTACTCATGGGAGGCTAAGGAGGTTTCGAAGAATCCTCTGGGTGTCGTTCCGGTGGTTCCCATCACGAACAGGTCCCGTCTTCTCCGTGATCCGGTCTCAGACCTTCACGTGGTCGTTCCGATTCAGGACGCCATCAACAAGACGGTTGCTGACGCCCTGGTGGCGTCCGAGTACGCGGCCTGGCCCCAGCGGTACGTCACCGGCCTGGAAATCGTTGAGGACGACCACGGTAACCCCGTCGAGCCGTTCAAGGTCGCAGTGGACAAACTGTTGCAGGCGGAAGATCCAAACGCCAAGTTCGGCCAGTTCGAGGCCGCCAACCTGAGCAATTACGTGGTTCTGATCGAGATGCTTGTTCAGCACATGGCCTCGATCTCCAGAATCCCCTTCCACTACTTCATCAATGGTGGTGGACAGATTCCTTCCGGTGAGTCCATCACCGCGGCGGAGGCCGGTCTCATAGCCAAGACCCGAGAGCGAATGCTCCACTTCGGAGAAGCCTGGGAACAGGTCATGCGGCTCTGCTTCGCAGTCATGGGCGATGCCCGCTCGGAAGCGTGGTCCGCAGAGACCATCTGGAAGGACCCCGAGAACCGCACCGAAGCACAGCACATGGACGCCCTTCTGAAGCTTCAGATGATCGGTGTCCCGAGAGACCAACTCCTCTCCGATGCCGGCTACACGCCGCAGCAGATATCCCGCTTTGCAGACATGAGGGAAGCCGACGCCAAATCCGCAATGGAACTGGCGAAGAAGTACCCCATGCCGATGCAGCAGGACCCTGCCGGCGACAAGCCCGGCGATAAGCCTGCCGGACCTCCCGGCATGTCGCAGAAGGCCCAGCAGACGGCACAGAAGCCGCCGCAGGGCAACAGCGGCAATCAGGCCCGGAAACAGAACCCGGCCTAACCTCAACAACGCATTACGACGGCTGCCGAAATGGCGGCCTTTTTTTATGCCCGAGCACCGAAATGGATGGGTGGATCAATGAGTGACGACAACCAGAGCACTTCCACGGGCGCCGAAGCGGGACAGTCGACCGACACGTCCCAGCAGCAGACCCCGACTCTCGAAAGCCTTCAGGCCGAAGTCGACAAGTGGAAGTCCCTTTCCCGCACGAATGAGCAGCGGTGGAAGGACGCGTCTGCTGAGCGAGACACGTTCAAGCAGCAGACCATGACGGACACGGAAAAGGCGCTTGAGGCCGCAAGGGCTGAGGGTCGCAATTCCGCACTCTCCGAGGTTGGCACTCGACTTGCTGAGGCCGAGCTTCGCGCTCTGGCCGCGAATGCCGGGGTGGACCTTCCCCCGGCTGACTTCCTCAACATGTCCCGGTTCGTCTCTGACGGACAGGTCAATGCCGACGCGCTTTCTGAGTTCGTGTCGTCGCTCCCGAAGCGGGAATCCTCTCCCGCTTTTCGCCAGGACATCGGTCTTGGCCGCCAGGGATCTCCCGGCGCTAACCAGCTCACCCGAGCTGATCTCTCCAACATGACCCCCGCGGAAATCAACAAGGCCCGCCAGGACGGCCGCCTTGACGCGCTTCTCAGGGGTGAAATCTGACCTATCCAGTGAGGTAACACATGGCAGGATTTAACACTCAGACCAAGACTGGTCTTCAGGCTAACTCCGGTACCACTTTCATTCCCGAGATCTGGACCGCGGAACTTCTCCAGGATCTCGAAGAGGAGCTTGTCCTCGCGTCCGCTCGATTCACGAACCGACAGTACGAGGGCGAGTTCCGGCGTGAGGGCGATGTCGTCCACATCCCGCACTTCGTCAACGATCAGGTTCTCGACAAGGGCCTCGTGCCGGCGTACGGCGCGATCGGCGCGGCCGACCACGCTTCGCTCCAGTACATCGACATGCGAGTTGCTAAGGGTTCGTCCTTCAACATCGAAGTCGATGCTCTGCACCAGCTCCAGACCAAGCAGGGCATTGACCTGATGAGCAACCTGATTGCTCAGCGAGCCCGCGCTATGGCGGTCAAGCTGGACGAGATTGTTGCCTCTACCCTTCTCGCGGCTGTGTCCGGCAAGGACCTGAATGGCGCGGCGGACCCGAACGCGGTCGTTACCGGCCTGCCTGCTCTGCACGGCACCATTGACGAGATCACGGACGCCCCGACCGGTGACAACACGACCCGCAAGGCGGCGAACCGCTTCCTGTCGGTCTATGACTACGTGGTTGCGATGCTCGAAAACCTCGACATCAAGTCTGCCCCTGCGGACCGGTTCCTCTTCATCTCGCCGCGTATGCGTTCGCTCCTGCTCCAGGACCCCAAGTTCGTGGAAGCGCAGGTTTACGGTGGTAGCCCGGTCATCCCGAACGGCCCGGCTGCGATCGGCACCATTCTCGGTGTTCCGGTCACCGTCGCTAACACGCTCGGTTCTCACACCCGGCCGAACAACCCTCTGATCAAGAAGGGCAACTCCAAGTTTGGCGCCGTGGACCTGTTCATGGGTTCCACCGCCGCTACTTCGGTGGTTATTCCGTTCGCGCAGATGGAGGCCTACAAGCCGCAGGCGACTTTCACCGACGCGATCAAGTCCCGTGTTATCTGGGACGCCAAGGTGATTCGCCCTGAGCAGCTTGTTGTTGCTCGCAACGTTGAGGCCGCGATCAACACGCACAACTCGACTGTCACCGTCACCGAGTCCGAGATCATCTGATCTGGATGGCCTTCGTAACCCTTAGCGATGTGGTCGCCCGTCTCGGGAGGCCCGTCGCAGACGACACGGAGGCCGCTCGGATCACCGCCTTCATAGACGACGCCACAGGGTTGGTCACTGACTACTGCCGGAACGACTTCCAGCAGCACACCAACGAGACGTTCGATCTGGTGGTTGAGGGGGGTCAGGCTCTACTGGCCCCCTCTCTGTCTCCCAACCTGGTCATCACGTCCCTCACCCTGCACGACGAGTACGAGGACAGAGACCTCACGACCGACGAATGGAAGGTCATGGGGTCCACCCTCTATCTGCGTGACGCTCCCGCGTACACCACGGCCACAGTTACAGCCTCTTGGGGCTGGGTGGCTGTGCCAGCCGCGGTGAGGGCGGCTGTCTGTTCTGAAGTGATCCGGTGGCTCTCCGTATCCCCTGGCACTGTCATGGAGAAGACAGGCGACTTGGAAGTTCAGTACGCGGCCACCGCGTACAACTCGGGCCTCTCCGAGGCCGCAAAGTCGATGCTGTCCAAGTACAGGCAGCGTGTTGCGTCGATCTCCCTGCACCGATCCGAGGCCCACAGGCCAGACCGACCGGAGATCACATGGCGCTATTCAACGACCGTATAACCGTCTACCGCGCCCAGCTCGTCACCGACGACTACGGGAAGCACCGGGACTGGGGTAACCAGACCGAAGTGTGGTCCGGCATGGGTGCCGGCGTCCCCTACCGGCGTGCGTGGAAGGCGGACGAGTCCTCCCGTGAGACCGCCCTCAACAGGGCGACGCTCTACCTCCCCGGCGATGTTGATGTCGATTCCGCTGACCGAATCCAGTTTCAGGGAAACACATGGCATCCCGAGGGGGAGGCGTGGAGGTGGAGGCTCGGTTCCCGCCAATACACGATGCTCGACGTGAGGATGGTGACTAAGTAATGCCGAAGCGCGGAAAGCAGTACACCAGATCCTCAAACGCTCGCTTCACGTTCGAGACCGACATGGGCTTTGAAACCAAGCTCATGCACTCCGGAGAAGTCAGGGCTCTGGTATCCGCCAAGACTGGTGAGCTTGCCGGAAAGATGATCAAGGCTGCCCCTCGCGGCCCTCACGTGACGACTGACGAGTTCTCCATCAAGAAGAACATCACGCCCATGGTCGAAGAGGTCGACCGTGAATGGGTCGGCTACGTCGTGGTTGAAGAGAACGAGCGGGCTCGACACGCGATGCTCCAGGAGCAGGGTTACCGCGATCCGGCAGGACACAGGCACGCGGGCCGGTTCTTCTTCAAGGAAGTTCTAGAGAAGGAGCGCATTGATTGAGAGTTGATCCGCTCCCCCTCGTAATCGAGTTCTTGAGATCGTTCCCTGACATCCCTACGGACGCGGTGACAGGCACCCTCGTAGGCCGCAATGTCGGTGAGACCACCGTCTATGTCATCCAGTCTGGTGGAGCCCGCATGCAGCGGGACCGCATGGACCGTATGGACGTCCTTTACGACGTGTACGGCCAGAGCGCGGCCGAGGCCGGCGCCCTCGCATACACCGTGCGCGAGTACCTACTTGAGCAGCTTCCGAGCAAGGCCCTGAAGGGCGCCCTGGTGCTCGACGTGCACGAGATCTCAGCGCCGCACTGGCATCCCGACAAGGAATCCCTTGAGCCCGCTTACACGGGCGAAGTCTGCCTATACCTCGTCGCTGACGACTAACGCCTGAACTCCTCAGCCTCACGGCCCCCTTTGGGGCCGTTTTTTGTTTCCCCCCAAAGGAGCCTCTATGTCTTCGAACGTCGACACCACCAAGATTCGGTTTGCGCCGAGCGGTTACGTCTACATGGCGCCGGCCGTTGGCGTCACCCTGCCCACCGATGTGGGCGATGGGACGACTCCCCCGACCGGATACACCACGCTCGGTTATGTGACTGACGCGGGTGTCACCATCACTCCCCAGGTCAACACGGACCCGGTGAACGTCTGGCAGAGCGCAGTTCCCGTCTTGTACAACGTCACGTCCGCTACGTTCTCGATCTCGGCCACGTTTGCTGAGACCAGCATCAGCACCACTGAGCTTTTCTACGGCGCCAACTGGGCTCCGGTTCTCGACGGAGGCGGCAACCCGACCGGCAGCTACCGACTCGACCTCTCCAGCAGCCCGACGCTTCAGGAGATCTCGCTCGTCGTGGACTGGTCGCAGAACGGCATCCACAACCGAGTGGTTATCCCTCGGGCGATGGTCCAGGACCGCGGCGCTATCACGCTCGTCCGTACGGCGGCTCAGGAGTACCAGCTCACCATTGAGGCGCTGGACTCCAACGGTTCCCTCGGTTACGTCCTGACCAATCAGGCCATGTCCTGACGTCTGAATTAATTCCTGCCCCTGCCGGGGAGGGCTCGTAGTCCCCGGCACTCTCTCTCACCCCAAACCCCTTTGCTTCCTTTGGAGTTCCCATGGCTGCTGCTAAGAAGACTGCCGACGAGCCTGTTGAGTCCGTTGACACCGTTGAGGTTCCCGACGCCGGCGCCGAGCTGGTTGCCGCCGAGGCTGAGGCCCGCGGTGACGTGATCGAGGTCGAGCACGGCGGCAAGGTCTACACCCTGCCGTCCCCGATGGACTACCCGGTTGACGTCGTGTTTGCCGACAACGACTTTGAGGCCGTCCGCATCGTCCTGGGCGAGGAGCAGTGGCAGGAGTACCGCCGTACCCGCCCGACCATCCGTGACTTCCAGGCGTTCAACGACAAGATCAACACCTCGACGGGAAACTGAGCCGAGCCGTCTACGTCATTCGGAAGTACCCCGAGGAGCTTGAAGCGGACTTGCTTCAGCACTTCGGGGTTGACCTTCTGGACTTGTGGCGTGGGCGGCTCTCTCTACGTCGAATCTCCGTCCTGATCAACTCTCTGCTTCGCCAGACAGGGCGTTCGGTGTTGGCGGCCACCGTTGATGAAGCCGCCGAATGGTCCGAGTCCGACTATCTGTTGGCTCGCATCTCTGACGCCCTTGAGCTGAACAACTGGCTGTTCATCAAAGCCAATTCAGGCGAGGACGGGGAGGACATCCCCATGCCGACTCCGCTCCCGCGACCGGGCGAGGAGATCACCGAGATTGAGCCCTCCGCATACGCGCACGCCTCCACGGATGAGGTGGTGGATTTCTTCAACCGAATGAACAACCTCTAAGGGGAGCCGATGTCGACTAAGGGCAGGATTCAGGTTGGTTCCGCATTCATCCTGATCACCCCCGAGATGAATCAGGCTGAGCTGAAGGCCGAGCTGGACAGGGCACAAGAGGCCATTGCCAAGTTCTCTGGTACTCGCGAGAAGCTTGCTCAGCAGACTGCCAAGCTTGAGGCAAAGCTCCAGGCGTGGATCACTGCCCAATACGGGGAAGAGGCCGCTAAGCGGGTCGAGGTCGAGAAGGCCGCGATCGAGGCCCGTAAGAAGCTCTCCAACTCTGAGGCTGCTAGCTACCTCAAGGCCATGAAGGCTGTGACGGCTGCCCAGGCGAAGCAGCTTGCCGAGCGGGAGAGGCAGCAGGCTGCTTTTGCCAAGTACGTGGAGCAGTCCAACGCCCGCATCGCTGTTGCGGAGAGGGCGGAGGTTGCGGCATCGGCTAAGGCCGTGCTCGCCGCCGAGAAGGAGAAGGCCGCTGAGGTAGCGCGCCAGGCGCGGGCCCGTGAGGTTCAGATCTCCTCCCTGTCCAAGCTCATCATCCGCCAGGCGTCCATGGAGGCGACTGCGCAGAAGACTGCCGCTCGTGAGGCTCAGGCCGCCTACACGGAGGGGTACAACACCCGCAAGGCTCAGATCCTCTCCCAGATGGAGACGCAGCGTAGGGCGGACGTCGCTGCGGTTCAGGGTGCTCTCAACACCGCGAAGGCTCAAAAGGCTGCGGCTCTGGACACGATCCGGCAGAACAACGCTACGGTCCGGACTCTCCAGGGCAACGCCCGCAAGGTGGAGAAGAGTTGGACCGGCGCGGTGCATAGCGTCGGGACGAAGGTGTCTGCCTTCGGCTCCACCATGAGCGACTTCGGACGCACCATCACGCGGAACGTGGTTACGCCTCTGCTGACTGCTGCCGGCGCCATGTCGTACCTGGGTGTCTCCGCGGCTGACTCGATGATGCAGGCTCAGACCGCTCTTCAGCGAATGGGCGTGTCCAACAAGGACACGGCGAAGCAGATCAACGAGCTGAAGACCTACGGTACGGCGACCCCGTATTCCGTCGAGGACATGTTCAAGTACGGCACTCAGTATGCCCGTGCTGGCAAGGCGCACGGTCGTTCGTCCAAGGAGGCTTCGAAGCGCGCCACGTCGCTTGTTGAGGCCATCGGTAACCTCTCGGCGTTCGCCGGTATTACGGACCCCGCTCAGGTGGGCCGTGCCATGTACGCCGTCAGCATCATGCAGGACGCTGACCGCGCGTCCCTGCGCAACGTCAAGTCTCTTGCCGACAATGCCGGTATCCCCATTCAGGAACTCGCCGAGACCTTCGGATTCACGGACCGGAAGTTCACCAAGAAGGAAATCCAGGCCAAGCTCGACCAGCAGAAGAAGAAGGGCATCAAGATTGCCTTGCCGAAGGAGTACACCGCTTCGGCTCAGATGATGGACTGGATGGCTGATGCCAAGACCACGGGCGGTGTCCCTGGTGAGGGAATTGTTGACGCCCTCCTGAAGCGCGGCCGTGATCCCAAGGTTGCTGGTTCGGCTATCAGTCAGGGTTCCGCGACGATTGGCGCTCGCCTGTCGAACATGTGGGAACAGGGCAAGTACGGCCTGGCCAACATGTTCGTCAAGCCGAACAAGGATGGCACCTACGAGTACTCCGGTGCCGGCGAAGCCCTCATGGGTAAGAAGACTGCCATCACGAAGCGGGTCTACGACAAGAAGGCGCACGGCTTCGTTGATAAGACCGTTGGCTATGAGTACAAGGGCGGTCTCCTCAATACGGTCTCGGATCTCGCGAAAGATCTGAAGGGCCCTTCGGCAAAGATCATCAAGGAGCTTTTCAAGGACCTGACGATCTTTGCTGGGTGGTTGAAGAAGACCACGGACTACCTGAAGAACCACCCTGGTCTGACGGACCTCATTATCAAGGTCGGCAAGTTCGCGGCGATCATCGGTACCGGGGCTCTCCTCTTCGGCACGCTCTTCAAGCTGGTCGGTGGCGTCATCAAGCTGATGTCACCTATTGCCGGCCTGGCTAAGGGTGCGTTCAAGCTCACCAAGGGCACCGCAAAGTTCGGGTCTAGGGTGGTCAGCGGCGCTGTCTCCGCCATCAAGGGCAACGGCTTCAAGAGTGGCTACCAGGCTCGACGTACCGCGCAGAGCCCCAGGCGCCAGGCTGAGGAACTTCAGCTCGACACGTCCCGAGCCCAGCAGAACGTCAAGGATCTTGAGCGTGAGATCTCGGACCTGAAGACCAAGATCAGCGATCTCAAGACCGAGAACCTGAAGCAGCTTGCCGACGAGTTCGCCGGTAAGGACTCCAGTGTCAAGGCGAAGGCGGACCTGGCCGAGAAGGCGGTCCGCGACGCAGAGACCGCGGTGAAGAACCTCCGGGATCTTCAACTCCAGGGCCTCGAAACCGAGTTCAAGAAGCTCACGCAGAAGGACGACGCGTTCAAGACGTCGGTCGACCACTCCAAGTCGGCTGTGTCGGCCCTCAACGACCACAACCTGAACCACGTCGAGGGCGAGTTCAAGGGGCTCAAGGCGAAGTCGGACAGCGTCACGACCGCTGCCAAGGGCTCGATCAAGCAGGTAAACAAGCTCAACGGGCTTGCTCTCACTGCCCTGAAGGGCGAGGTCTCGCACGTCAAGAACGAGACGGACGACACCACCAAGAAGGTGGGTCCGGGGAAGTCGTCGCTGATTGGCCGTATCGGTCAGCTCAACTCGTTGCAGACGGACAAGATCGTCAAGGAGATCAAGAAGCTCAAGTCTGCACTGAGTGACACGGCCGGTGAAGCCGAGATCCTGAACACCCGACTGGACAACATCTCCAATCACGCTCCTGGTGGAAACAGCAAGAGCGGTTCCTCTAAGTCCTCCTCGAAGAAGAAGAGGAGGAAGGCCACTGGTGGTGTTCTGCCGGGCTACACGCCTGGTAGGGACGTGCATAGGTTCGTCAGCCCCACGGCTGGTGAGCTGCACTTGTCCGGTGGCGAATCGATTATGCGGCCTGAGTTCACCGAGGCTGTTGGGCACTCCTTTATTCACAAGATGAACCACATTGCTCGACAGAAGGGTGTCGGTGGAGTCCGTCACGCAATGAAGTTCGCCGGTGGCGGCATCCTCGGAAAGCTTGGCCTTGACAAGCTCATTGAGGCGTCGAAGAACTTCAACATCTCGTCGGATGGCCTTGGGGCCCTCGCCACGATGACGATGGACAGCTCTTCTCGGCAGCTTGGCGGCGACGCTCAGAGCGGCGTCGTGGGCGCCGGCACCTCGGGCTCTCACTTCATCGGTAAGGACTTGGCCGAAAAGCTCGAAGGCATGAAGAACTTCATGTCTCGGGACTCGTGGAATCTCCTCAAGAAGCTCCCAATTCCTGACGGCTACAGCCAGGCAATCGGCATTATCGGTGGGGCTGTCGGCCCTGTCGCCGGTGACTACTTCTGGAAGGACGTTTGGAAGGGCAAGGGCAACATCCTCCAGCGAGGCGAGTCGTTCATCAGCGACCTCCTTTCCTGGAAAACCCTGAAGAGCGTCGTGGGGAATTTCTTCGGCGGCGTCTGGGACACCGTAAAGAGCGTCTGGGACTCCGGGACCAGCTTCCTGACTGACCCGATCGGCTCCATAACCGACACTGTAAAGGGTGTCTGGGATCTGGTGGAGGGCGAGTATGACGGTGTAATCGACACGGCCAACGTGCTCAAGGAAATTGTCACCAGCCCGAAGGATTATGCCTCGCAGGTCTGGGGCGATGTCGAGTCGACCGCAAAGGATAGTCTTCCGAACCTGAAGGGGCTTTTCGATTTCTCGGGCAAGCACCTGAAGACGAAGGCGCCGGATGTCAGCAAGCTCGCGGATAAGCAGCTCAGCACTCCGGGAGTCGGCTCCTCGGTGTCTCGTTGGACGCCTCAGGTGAAGATGGCCCTGGCTCAGCTCGGGCTTTCTCCATCGAACCTCGCACTGGTCCTTCACCGGATCGGAGTGGAGTCCGGGGGTAACCCGAAGGCGATTAACCTGACGGACTCGAACGCGAAGGCCGGATATCCGTCTCAGGGACTGATGCAGACCATTCCGCAGACGTTCAAGGCGTATGCCGGACCGTACTTTAAGCGGGGTATTACTGACCCGCTTGCATCCATTTATGCCGGCCTCAACTATGCCGTCCATAGATACGGATCGGGCTGGACCAAGGCTCTCTCTGGGATCAAGGGCTATGCCACTGGTACCAAGGGTGCGGCCAAGGGTTGGGCTTGGGTCGGTGAGGAAGGCCCGGAACTGGTCCAGTTCGGGGGCGGGGAAACCGTTCTGAACCACCAGGATTCTAAGCTGGCGACGGTCAAGACTCTCAAGGGATACGCGACCGGTACGGGAAGCAAGCGAACCACGGGTGTAGCTGCGGACGCCGAAAAGGGCGTCTCGTCGCTGAACTCCGCGGTGAACAAGCTGTACCAGATCATCAAGGACGCGTTCACCTCTAACCGGATCAGCTCGAAGACTGCGAACTCCCTGAACAAATGGCTCGACGGAGAGAACAAGCAGCTCCAGAAGCTCGTCAAGCAGCGGGCCGACCTGGCGCCGAAGCTGAAGGACGCGAACGCCAAGCTGGCTCAGATCAAGAAGGACGAGTCCGCCATGGCTTCGTCCATCTCGGACAAGGCCAAGGGGCTGCGTTCCCTCACGGACGTGTTCAACGACTCCGGGGTTTCGGCGTCTGCCGGCCTCAACAGCCTGCACGAGCGTCTGGCAGCGATTAAGTCCTTCCAGAGCGATCTTTCGGCGCTCACAAAGAAGGGATTCTCCAAGGACATCATCAGCGAGATTGCCCAGGCAGGGCCCGAACAGGGCGACTCCATGGCGAAGGAGCTACTGAAGTCCACTGCTGCTCAGGTATCCGACTACAACAAGACCTATAAGGCCATCGGAACGGCTAGCGATTCCCTCGGAAAGTCGGTTGCTGGCTCGTACTACAAGGCAGGCAAGGCGGCGGCTCAGTCACTCGTCGACGGTCTGACCGCGAAGGACAACAAGCTGAAGAAGCAGATCGAGGGTATCGCTGACACGATCACGAAGACCCTCAAGAAGAAACTGCACTTCAACTCGAAGACTCAGGTCAGTGCCGGTCTGGCATCTCTCCTCACCTGGCTGACTGGTGAAGGCCAGGCGGTCAAGGGCGGAGGCAACACCTCCAAGAAGAAGACGACGAGGGTCACCACGACCTATTCGACGGATTCGAAGGGCCGCAAGGTCACGACGGTTACCACCACGACGACTGACCCGGCAAAGGGAACTACCACCACGGTTACCGAAAGGACCGTCGGCGGTAAGACCACGAAAACCACCAAGGTCAGCAAGATCAAGGGTTACGCGACCGGTACCCGCTCCGCTTCCCCTGGCATGGCAATGGTGGGTGAGCGGGGTCCTGAGTTGATCAATTTCGGTGGGGGTGAGCGCGTCTACAACGCCAAGGACACGGCCGGGATGGTGGGTCCGAAGTACGAGATCCACGTTCACGAAGCCAAGTCCGAGAACACCACTCAGGCGGTTCTTCGGGCGATGAAGTACGCGGAAACGATGGCCGCGTTGTAATCGACAAGGAGTGTTAAATGCCGATTCCCGCAGGGCCACAGAATCCCGACGGTGGGCAGTGGGATCTCAACCCACTGATCCCGATTCCGGAGGATTGGCAGCACACCTACGTGTCGATCACAGGGAGCAATGGTGAGGGGGAGGAGATCCCCCTCACCGGCTTCCAGAACCGTTGGTGGCCGGCAATCGTGATCCAGCCGGGGGCGTCAGGGCTCGACATGCCTCCGTTTGAACTGCACACGGACGACTCCCCGAACCTCGATGGCTCGATCTACCGAGGTTCAAGGGCAGCAGCCCGGCAGATCCTCTTGCCGGTGTTCGTCTATGGGGTCGACCGGAAGACACTGACCTCATTCAAGCGCAAGCTTGCCAGTGCGCTGAATCCCAAGAACGGGTTCTGTGTCCTGACGTTCATCGAGCAGGACGGAGCGGCCCGCCGCATTAAGTGCTACTACGTGAACGGCATGGAAGGAAATGAATCCGTCGACACCTCGGGCTTCGACTGGGTGTCCTACGGTATCCAGCTCATTGCCGTTGACCCGTGGTTCTACGGGGACACGGAAGAGGTCGCTAACTGGACCTTCGGCACGCCGTCGCCGTTCCTAGGCAACCCGTTCTTCCCGATCAAGCTGAGTAACGGCACGCCGGCCTCAGGCCAGCTCATCGTCAACAATCCGGGCGACATCGAAGCCTGGCCTGTCTGGACGATTACCGGACCTCTGAAGTCCTTCAAGTTCACTGGCCCGGACGGTTCGAGCTGGGGCATCCCGGCGCAGCCGGGTGGGGCTGACTGCCTGGCCAACGGGCGGACACTCACGATCGATAGCCGTCCTGGCTACAAGACAATCACGGACGACCAGGGGACGAATTATTTCCCTCTGATGTCCGCCAACCCCAATTTTTGGTCGGTGCCTGTGGGCACGTCGACTGTCCAAGCTGATCTCGTCGCCGGTAGCGGAACTCCCTCCGCGAAGGTGGAGATATTCCCGCGCTATACGACTTACTGACATGAGGTGCACATGGGCTATCGGGTGGAGGTGCGCGACGCTGCACTCAACCGAATAGGCATTATCGATACGTGGATCTCGATGGACCTTGTGATCCGATACTCGGCGCAAGGCTCATGGCAAATCCTTGTGGAGGCGGGGACGCCTCAGTCTGACCTTCTCCAGAGGGGTGGGGGCGTCGCCATCTATCAGGATGGCGTTGACCTCCCCATCCTCACGGGGCAGATCGAGAGCTTCCAGCACTATTGGACCAACGATCAGCACACGTCGATGGGATCGCTCTACTTCGGTGGGAAGTGCGACAACAAGCTTGCGTACAACCGGCTTGCCTACCCCGACCCCACCAAGGCGGCAACGCAGCAGTGGAATACCACAGACGACACCCGAGCAGTTTCAGGCCCGGCTGGTCACCTGATCTGGGACGAGCTGAACAAGGCTCTTGGGCCTGGTGCCCTGGCTAACCGCCAGGTGGCCGGCGCGGTCGTCGGCAGTGATGCCGCGATCGGCAACACGATCTCTGACAACCTCCAGTGGGACGTCATCGGCACAAAGCTTGAGAGCTGGACCGACACCAAGACCACCGGTTACCGGTTCCTGTATGACCCCAACGCCAAGGCCATCAACCTGTATCTCTACGCTCCGCGGGACCTGTCCAAGTCCATCCGCTTCAGCAAGGAACTGGGCAACCTGCGTGAGTTCACGTGGAACCTGACGGCTCCGACTGTGACACGCGTGATTGTGGCCTGCCAGGGCACCGGCAAGGGCCGGTACATGTACCAGCAGATCGACACCGCCACTGAGGCCGAGTGGGGCATTCAGATCGAACAGTTCCTTGACCGGCGAGACCTCCCCATCAAGGCGGACCCCACTACCGGACAGCCCATCAAGGCTGACCTTTCGGTGACGGATGCTCAGTTCGCCACGGCTCAGCAAGCCGTTCTCGACGCAGCCACTGAGGCTCTGACTCAGGGTGCCAAGAACGGCAACTTCCAGATCTACCCAATCGATACCCCGCACATCAAGTTCGGCCGCGACTATTTCGTGGGCGACATCGTGACGGTTGCCGTGGACGGCACCGAATACGTGGACATCGTGCGCGAGGTGGCCATCACCGTGGACCAGGGCGGGCAGACGGAAACCGTGGCCCCGTCCATCGGTGATCAGGGTGCAGGTAACCCGCTCAATCTTTACAAGACAGTTTTCGATATGCGTGAGAAGCTGCGCAAGCTAGAGGCGAGGATGTAATGGCAAACGAGATAAGTTACCCGTTCACCGCCGATAGCGCCGGTGGCGGCGCGCAGATGATGTCACAGGCTCAGTGGCAATACATGGCTCGGGTCTTCGCCAAGGACCGCGTTGACTTCCGGCTGGACCAGACGAGCATTGACGCCTTCTCCCTGCCGTTCACGGCCGCCGTGGTCAACGGCACGTCGGTGTCTGTCGCCCCCGGCCGGGCGATCGTCGGAGGCTTCTACTACCAGCTAACGGCCAGTGCAACGGTCAGCATCGCGGCCAACACCGGAAGTACCGGCCGCATTGACGTGGTCGTTCTCCGGGCGAACCTGTCGAACAGCTCCGTCAACCTCGCGGTGGTCCAGGGCCAGCCCGCGGCGACCCCCAAGGCGCCGGGTCTGACCAAGACCTACGGCGGTGTCTGGGAGATGCCGCTCCATCAGGTCACTGTGCCGGCCAACCTCGGCGCTCTGAGTCTCATCAACGTCATGCCGTTCGATGTCCCTGAGCACATGGCAGTGCCGTGGAATGCCCTCCAGGCGGCTGCCTACCAGGCGAACGGCTCGTTCGTCGTGGACATGGACAGCAACAACACCGATACGCAGTCTGAGTATTGGATCGGCCGAGACGGCAACGTGATTGCGCGTGACCTCGCCAAGCCTCGTGGATACACCCCGAGTTTGGTCAACGTGAACACCGACCTCCCGAGCGCGAACAGAACGGGACGTTGGCGTTGGATCGCCCCTGGGACGGTCTACTTCTCGGTCTACCTGAAGAACGACTGGGAAGACACCGGACCGACGAGAACGGGCACGAGCACCATCGGCGTCACTCTTCCGACAGCCGCAAGTGGTGCCACTGGTCAGGTAGTTATGGGTCTGCTTCGAAACCCCAACTTCAACGGTGGGTTGCCCAACGTGGTTGAGATCTTCGCCGAGATCGGTCAGAGCAGTTCCGGTCAGACCGTCGCGTCGCTGCTCTACCCGAACCCGACCAACACCAGTGAGGGACTGGACGGCCTTCGAGCCATCCCCCCGCTTTCCAACCTCAAGATCTCCGGAGTGTACGAGGCATCGACCTTCGGCAACTAACCACAACCACTGACGAGTTAGGCCCGCTGGCATCTCCAGCCGGGCCTTTTTTCATGCCCTTAGGAGGTGCCTTTTGGCACGCAACCTTTTTGGCGGTACTGCGGATAGCGTTGCCGAAGACATAACCGGTGCCCGAGTGGCCAACGCCGTGGGAACCGTCTGGAACGGTCCGAGTGCCGGCGCGGCGCAGTTGACGGACCTGACTGACATCAACGGTGCCCCGCTGCTCCAGCTCCAGGCGGACGGAGACGGCTACCTCGCGGCCTTCTTCGGCCCCGATGGATACGAGCGTCTGTGGGTCGACTTCGGAGGCGGTACCAGGGTCGCTCTGGTCTCTGTCACGGTCGGAGAGCGGTTCGGCTCCCACGTCTCCGGGATCGACCCTCACGGGGACCGCGCTTACGCGGATGCGACCTTCGTTCGTCAGTCGAGCGCCGCCACGGTCAGCGTCAAGGACTATGGAACCGCAGGTAACGGCACCGCCGATGACACCGGTGCTATCCAGGCCGCCATCAATGCTCTCGGCACAGCGGGCGGAACCGTCGTCTTCCCGCCCGGCAACTACCTCTTGAACGGCTCCAGCCCACTCAACCTGCCCGCACCGATCACCCTTCAGGGAGCCGGCCACGGGGCAACCTCCATCCGGATCGGAGCCGCGTTCACCGGCTCCAGTGCCATCACGGTGTCTTCTGACGACTGCATGATTCAGGGACTCCAGATTCGAGGAGACTCCTCAACGACCACTTCGAATCCCGCCTGTCACGGCGTGACGGCTTCGGGCGCTCAGGAACTCAGAGTCTTCAACACGACCTTCCAGTGGATCAACGGCTACGCCCTGAGACTCTTCGGTTCTGCGAGCACCACCCTGCACGGCACTCAGGTCAACATGATCAAAATCCAGTCGTGTGCCGGTGGTATCCACGTCAAGGCTGATCCCACGGCCCTCGCTGCCAACATCCAGATCTCCAATGTCTTCACGCGGTATCTCGGCGTCAACTCCGGTGCCAATGCCAACCTTGACGGAATCCGGATTGAGGACGCGTGGGACGTTCTCTGTCAGAACGTCTTGCCGTGGATGCAGGCGACTTTGGGCGGCACTGGTGCCGCGTTCCGAGTCACCGGTAACTGCGCGGCCGTGTTTGTTCAGAATCTTGATGCCCTCGGTCCTCAGACCGGTGTCGGAAACGTCGTCATCGAGAGCGGCACCAATGGCGACCCTCAGAACGTCCAGATAGCCGGTGGCGTTATCCAGCAGGGGGCCGTTGGCGTTCTGGTCTCTGGTGCAGCTAATCAGGTGCGAGTTCGCAACGTACGCATTCTGAACAACCAGACGCACAACATCAACGTCACCTCGAACGGCTACGGCATCTACTTCGATGAGTGCTCAATTTCCCAGGGCGGCGTGGGCGCTACCGGATCGAATTATGACATCAACTGGTCCGGTTCAGCAGAAGGTTTCATTACCGACTGTCGTTTCGGCTCGTCCGTCGTAGCCGTCGGCACGGTCGGCGTCCAGGGCCTCATCAACATTTCTGGCACCGCTGTGGTCCGTGTCGTCAACGCCAACTTCACGGGGACAGGGAGCAGCGTATCCAACTGGTTCCCTGCCAATCAGCCCCAGATTGCTACCCGTGTTGACGGCTCGAACTACGAGACCCGCGGGAACGTGGACATGCAGTTTGGTGCCGGACAGCGACTTTCCCTCAGGCCGAACGCTGCCGGGAACAACACGATTGCCTTCAACGTCCAGGGCGCTCAGACCAACGACAACGCCCGCATCCTGGGCGATGGAACCCTCACGTGGGGTCCTGGTGGGGCCGGCTCCCGAGACACCACCTGGGGCCGGCAGGGCACTGCCATGGTCGGCACTCCGGACTCTGACCTCATTGTCGGCCTGGCTGGCAAGGGTCTGCGGGTCAAGGAGGGCACCAACGCGAAGATGGGCACGGCCGTCCTCAATGGCACTACTGCTGTGACGGTTTCGACCACTGCCGTTACGGCTAACTCCCGCATCTTCCTGACGATTCAGACGCCTGGCGGAACTCCCGGAAGCCCCTACGTCTCTGCACGTACGGCAGGGACCTCGTTCCAGATCAAGTCTGGTGCATCTGACACTTCAACTGTTGCCTGGTTCATTGTCGAACCCGCGTAAGGAGGCCCATGGACATTCAGGACTTCATGACGTACGCGGGGATACTCTCCACCGCTATAGCCGCCGCTGTGATGGCGAAGGCGGCTTGGCGACTCAACACCGCCAAGGTTTGGAAGGAAGAGGCCGAAGCCCAGAAGACGAGAGCTGACCGGCTCCAGCAAGACATGGATGAGATCAAGGAACGTCTTTCCCGCATCGAGGAAGAGAACAAGCGACTCATCGAGATTCTGACTGCCCTCGATCCGGAACGACTTAGAGCACTACGTATCTGACAACTGCCTTTTCGGAGGCCGGGTTCTTGCCCGGCCTCCTTTTTCATGCCCTGAAGGGGGACAACAAGATGAGTGGTGCCGCAGAGCTAATCAAGGTAGCCAAGGCGGAAGTAGGTTACAAGGAAGGCTTCTCCGGGGGCCATTGGAACAACAAGGAGAAGTACGCCGCTCAGGTTCCTGGTATGGCGTGGGTGTCTGCTGGTGGCTATGCCTGGTGTGCGCTCTTCGTTTCCTGGGATGCACTGAAGTCGGGGAACGCCGACCTGTTTCCGCGTACCGCGTCTTGTGCTACGGCACTGGACTGGTTCCGTCAGAAGGGGCGTTACTCGGACTTCCCGGCGATCGGTGCTCAGGTCTTCTACGGCCCGAACGGCGGGACGCACACGGGAATCGTCTACGCCTACGACGCGACGTACATCTACACCGTCGAGGGCAATACCAACGTCACCGGTTCGCCTGAGGGTGACGGCGTGTACCTGCGCAAGCGCGCTCGGCGCGACGCCAACACCTACGGCTACGGCCTGCCGAAGTTCCCTGAGGGAGTGACCACCGCGGACCCTGCCCTCAAGGGCAAGAGTGGCTTCCACTACGCCGCGAAGGCGGATGCCCCAGTCTCCTCGACCCCGGCCGCAAAGCCGGCCCCGACCGGCCTGAAGAAGGTCGTCGTGAAGTCGGGCATGACGCTCGGTTCCATCGCTGTGGCAGCGGGTGTCACCCTCGCGGCTCTCCTGACTGCCAACCCGCAGGTGAAGAACCCTGACCTGGTCCAGCCCGGCCAGACCATCAACGTGCCGGCCAAGCCTTCCGTGACCTCGAAGCCGACCCCGAAGGCGACTGCCAAGCCGTCTCCCAAGGCGTCTGCGACGCACAAGGCGACTCCGAAGCCGACCGCCACCAAGTCCACCTGCAAGTGACCCTCTGAGGAGTCGAAATGAAGAACTTCCTTGCCAAGCACGCGGTACGTCTGATCGGTCTAGTCGGCGCCCTGGCGCCCGTCCTCGTCGCCCGCTGGCCGGGCGTCCCGTGGGAAGCCCTCGTTGGCTGTGTCGCTGCTCTGCTCGGCCTCGGTGAGGTCGCTCAGCGGAAGCAGGACGCGAAGGCGGCCACCGCGTGGGCTCTGGCCGAAGCGGGCCAGCTGGCTCTTGCGGAGATCGAGAAGCTTCAGGAGAAGGCCGTTGCTACTGAGGTAGCTGCTCCTGCCGAGCCGGCACCCGCTGAGGTGCCGGCCCCCCAGGTCTGAGGTAGAGGGGTCTACCTCGGGTTGAGAGAATAAGAACTGCCCCCCGGCCGTGTGGCCGGGGGGCCTTTCTTTGTTTCACGCCTCAGCGAGTCCGAGGAGACTTCCTCTTCGCCTGACCTGGGACAACCTTGACCTTAGGGAATTTCAGGGTGACGCCCGTAGGACCCTTCGCGAACTCCACCCGGAACGGGTGGTCAGGGATGATGTTGAAGGTGGCCGCTGCTCGAATAGCCCCCTTCTCGTTCACGAAGGAGTAATCCTCAGCAGTCTTGAGCAACGCGCCCAGACCCTTGCCCAGCAACTCCAGGGCGGTCTTCTCAAGTTCCTGCTTTGCGCCCATCAGCTCTCCCCCCGCCGCTTCTCGAAGATCGGCACCTCAACCACGGTGACGTTCTTCTTCTCGGCCCTCAGCTCCTCCGCGCGACCCTCGGCCGCACCCTCGCTGTATGACACCACAGACCGGACCCGCGTACCGTCCGGTCCGTCCCACTCGATCTTGAAGTTCTTCATCTCGCCTAATTCTTCCCCACGTTGCGGGCGTCTCCGTCGATCTCGACGTTGTTCGAGCAACCGTCCGGGTCCTCCGGGTGGTTCTCCGCGCACCACTTCTCGACTGCGTGGTCACACTCCACCAGCTTGTTGTCATACTCGCCCAACGCGTCGCCCCCCGGCCCGTCATACGTGCCGACGTAGCTCTTCGCACAGGATGGCGGTCCATCGCTACCGCTCAGCTGCACCTTGATGAAGCCAATCAGGCAGCCGACGAGCAAGGAAACGACGAGCACCTTCGGCCAGCCGTAGCGATCGACGATCGTTCGCGTCATATAGATGTACCCCCCACAGGTTCATGCGTCGCGTGATCATATGTGGTTGATCAGTGAAGGAAAAGCGGGGGCCGCATGACGACCCCCGCCCTCACCTGCGGGTTAGAACTGCCCGTTGGACAGGATCTCGGCGTTCTTGTCGTACACCGTCACCAAGCCGTTCTCACTCGCCTGACCACGGCTCTTCTGCCAGTCGGCGAACGCGGAAGCGATCAGCTTGCCGTCGTTGGCGTGCGACCCGAACATGCCGCCCGAGTAGTCCGTGTAGACGTCAGCCGTGTCCAAGATGTTGTTGTTCTCGTCCCCACCCTGGATCTTCGTGACGTGCTTGACCGCCGCGGCCTCGGTCGGAGTGCCGTGCTTGGTCACGTAGTCGATGAGCTGCTGCTCGACCGACTTCGGGGCCGCCTTCGGCTTGGCCTTGGGGGCGGCCTTCGACTTGTCGGCCGTCTTCGGCGTCACCGACTCGACCACCGCGGGGTTGTCCGCCTTCGGCTTGGAGGAGCCGTCGTTACCGCCAGACGCAGCGCCGATGACTACCAGGGCGACGATTCCGCCAGCGATCCACTTGCCCTTGCTCATGATGTCTCTGTCTCCATACTCGAGTTTTTTGATCTTGGTCGGATGCGGTCCGACCTGGTGGCGCTCTCGCCACTCGGCCCCCCTTTCGGGCATGGCAAAGGCCCCCGGCCGGCATGCGTCCGGGGGCCCGTATTCAGTCTTGAGCGATCCGCCTGTACGATGACAAGAGAACGGCCCAGGGCACTTACTCTGCCCTGGGCCGTTTCTCGTTAATTCAGAATCTCGTGAGTATGCCGTCCACGTATCCGAGAGGGATGATGTCCGTGTGCGGGTCCAGCCCGTCAGGATCGTCGTGGCGGTAGTGGTACCTGCCTCGCTCGTCCTCGAACAGGCCCAAGGGCTCAGCTCCGCACTGCCGGCACTTCCAGAACTCGAACTCGGCCATGCTGGCTGAAGGATTCAGATCTCTCGGCCGCAGTACCGTTGCCACTGGCTTCCTCCCAGGATTGTGTGTTGCTGAGATTCTGCCACTTGCGGGTGAGAGAAGAAAAGCGCCCTTGCACGGGGCGCATTCGTCTCTGTTGAGGCATCTCGCTTGGATTCACTTGCCAGTCCTCCGGTACTCCTCGCAACGCCGCTTCCAGTACTTCTTAGCGGCGACGGTGTTGCCCTCCTCAGCCAGCTCCAGGAAGTTGGCCGGCACTTCGTATCCGTTCTCGGGCGGCGCCGTCTCCTCGACGGCCGCGGGCTCAGGGGCCTGACCCTCGTCGGGCTCGTCGTCCACCAGTTCGGGACCACGGCCGCGAATAGCGGCCTGGAAGTCGTCGGCCGTCAGGATCTCCGTCTCAGGCTCGGGGGCCTGGTCCTGGTCCTCGATCTCCACGTATCCGGCGATGAGCCGCTGAGTCTTGGCGTACGGCTCGGTGTAGGTGCTGACGAACTTCTTCGCTGCCCGCTGCACGGCCGGGTGAGGGTGATCGGTGAGCCTGCCCATCCTCCCCAGGAACCACCCGAGGGTTTCGGCGCGGACGCGACCCGACGCCCCGGTTCCCGTCCAACTCATGCAGTCCAGATCGAAGCGGACAACGTTGTCTTCCTTCAGCCACCTCTTCGGGTCGTAGCCGTACTCACCGGAGAACTGCCCCGACAGGCTCTTGGGCATCTTGATTGCGTGCCGGATCTCTCGCGGGTCATCCGGCTCGTACTCCAGTTCGAACTTGAGCATCGACTTCCCCGCCATGACGTTGTTGCCGTTGTCGCTGTCGAGCCAGCCACGGGCGATGTCGAGCGCCACCCCCAGGGCCTCATTGGTCAGGTGGAGATCGATCGTGTTGAGGCTGTTCCTCTCCTGCGCTACCAGCTCCTTGTGGCCGGCGATGCTGGCGGCCTTGAGGTCCCTCTCACCCTTGGTCGTCGGTTCGAGGTTCTTGATGACGTGCCGGCGAATCTGTCCGGGCACAGGAAGCGTGATGGTCTCAGGCATGGCGGTACCTTTCAGGTAGTCGTGGGGATAGAACGGTCGGTCAGGAACACGTCGAACGAGCCTCGGTCATTTCGTGCCATGTGCACGCCGAACCGATCAGCAATACCAAGCTTCTTGATCTTTTCTGCCCACTCTTCAACGACTCCCCAAGCCTCGTCGTGGGAGCCGTGCGAAAAGATCTCTTCGACTCTCTTGGAGGGGCGAACGAACAGCCCCTTGTTGCACTTGCCCATATCCCTTCCTACAGGTCCAGAGCAGCCATGAACGGGTTCACGTTGGCCGCCGCGGGCTGCCGCTTCGGCTTCGCGGCCTGGCTCAGTCGCTCCCCGTTGAGCACCTTCAACGTGGGCTTGGCGTGCTTCTGCTCGTCCTCGTCCTGGTCCTGTTCACTGGTCAGGCGATAGATCGTCTTCGGGGCTCCTCGCCCCGGTGACTTCTCCTTGACCATCTCCACGTCATCCATGGTCTCGACCGTCTCTTTGATGCCGGCCGCGTTCATCCGGCCCCACAGGGCTCGCAGCAAAGCCGACGACTGGGCCTCGCCGCCGTACCGCTTGAGCACGTCGCGGATCATGTCCTCAGGCGCCTGCAAGGACTTCGGACCGCTGTCCGATGCCGCGTCCTTCACCAGCTTCTCGACACTGGCCATGGAGAAGGAGACGAACGCCCACGCCGCCTCAACAGCCGCGGTGCTGATCTCTTCCGTCATCTCCGTGGAAGCCAGGACAGCCGAGATGCGCTGTACCTGCTCCGCCGCCCGCTCCATGTACGACGACAGCAGCTCGGGCATCTCCGCCATGCGATCCTCAACGATGGCCCGGATCTCGTCGTACCGCTCTCCAGCCTCCTGAGTGAAGCGCATGACGCGGGCTTCCTCGGTGGCCCACTCGAAGGCCGCCTGAAGCGGCTTGGTGTCCGGGACTACAGGCTTGCTGTTGTACGGGAGCATCTTCGAACGCTCGACCAGCACCGGCAAAAGCCTGTTGTACGAGCCTCCCAGAGCCTCGCTGCTACTCACATACTTCGCCCATTCACCCGGAGTGATGTGGGCGTGAAACCCCAGAAGCGGCTGAGCAACCGACTGCAATCCGTCCTTCTTTGTCCTGTTCGAGATCGGCTTTCCATCCCAGGCCGTACGGAAAAGGGTGCTGAACTTGGAGCACCGCTTCTGGACCTTGAGTACCGAGGCCCATTCCTCCTCAACGATGATCGTGCGACCGTCTATTCCGCCCTCTTCTCCCACCGTATCCAGCTCCATCTTCGAGAGCATGTCAACGAGGGACGGGCCGGACGAGACTCCGTCACGCTTCCGCGTGCGCATGAAGCCGCCGAGAGTCTTGCCGAGCACGGCATTGGCCGTGTTGTACGCGTAACCCTTACGACCGATGGCCGAGCGGCCGGCAAGCACAGTCCAGACTACGACCGGCCTGCGGTTGTCGAGTCGTACGGTACGGCTAATTGCTGAGGAATACATTGCCAGACCGGCAGCCCAGACTCCGATGGGGTCCGCCTCGCTCGTAGGCATAGCAGCCTTCACAGCCTCGCCCATAGGCCCAAATGACATCTGCTCGAACGTCGACACTTCCTGATCCTCCCCTTGATTAGGCGCTCAGCGCCGCGTTGCCGGTGTCTCCCAGGGCCTCAGCCAGCAGAGTCCTGAACTTGTTGCCGTGCTCGTCGCACAGGTCGTACTGATCGCCCATGATCGTCAGGCTCACGGTTCCCGGAGCGTCGATCCCCTTCTTCTTGCATCCGTCGCACGTGATCGTCTCAACCACCTTGCGAGCCATCTGATAACCCTTTCGTGCGTTCCATTTTTGACCTCGGGTTGTACTTTCGGTCTCAGCGAGAGTCCGTGGCAAAGGCCGGGAAACTTACTCTTTCCCGGCCTTCACTAAAGCCCCTCGCTGTTAGCCGTAGACGACTTCACCGAACGCAGCGACCTGGAGCACGCAATCCGCCGTGCTCGCGTCAAAGTCGGCCTGGTCCGGGTCGAACAGGAAGGCCCGGCACTCCCGCATGGCCGCGGGGCCGGCGTCCACTCCCCACGGCTCGTGGGGGTGCGCTATGGCGTTCATGGCGCCGATCAGCGCCCAGTGGTTCACCACTCGCTCAACCGAGCCCTCGGCGCTCGGATTCTCGGCCTTGAGCACATACGCCCAGCCGTCCGGGACATCTCCCATGCCGTCCCACGCCCACTTCCAAGCCCGTGCACGGCCCTCCCACCACGAGTAGGTGTAGGCGCCGACACCGAAAACGTGGTCGTGCGTGTCCTGCTGCGTGACCTTCTCAGACACCGTGAAACTCCTTGTCCCAGTTCATTTCCGTGCGCTCAATGCGGAAGTCGAGCACAGCCCCCTTGACCAACTGACGAGCCGCGAACATCGAATCGTGGTATGCGTTGGCTCGCTCCCCGCATTCCTGAAAGACCGCAGTAAGGGCGCGGAGCCGTTCCGCGGGAGTGTCGAGCCAGGCCGCCTTAGCGGCCTTCTCACCCAGCTCGTCAAGGTCCATTCCGAATCGCTTCATCAGGCTCACTTGTCAATGCCTTCGTACGCCGCACGGGCCTTGCTGGTCATACCGGCCGGGCTGAACCACTTGAAGAGCCCGAATCCAGAGAGCATTTGGACGAACTTGGCCGGGGGGTTGTATACGTTCAGCATCGCTTCGTAGACGCGCATATCGAGATCCCCTTCCTTGGGATTGATCTCGAAAGGCTCTTTCGCGGTGGCGTAGTAGTCATGACCTTCCATGGCCTTGCCGTCTCCGCCGAAGAACGTGACCGCATAGCGGGTCTTGCCCGGCGTCCACGAGATGGTCACGCTCAAGTTGGAAAGTTCCTCGGGGACGATCCCCGCGGCCATATGAGTGTGATTCACAGTCCCTTTGCCTCTCTGTATGCCTCGATGACCTTTCGCGGGATACGGCCCCGCGTGCCGACGAAATAGCCGTTCTCAGGACCCCACTCGCGCATGTCGCGCATGAGCTTTTTGTGGGCCTCGCGCTTGCGGGAGGATTCACGAGACTCCGCCGCTCTCCGCTCCGACTCGGCTCTACGAGCAGCCTCTTCGGCCTCGCGCTTCACGTGGGCCGGGTAATAGGTCTTGAAGAAGCGGACTTCAGGCGGCGTCACCTCTCGCACGTCGCCCGGCTCTCTCAGTCGAGAGATGACCATGAATTCCCGGACCAACTCCGGGTCGGGCTCAGTCACGGCGGTGATGGCCCTGGGCTATTCCGTGCGAAAACCACATGTGGTTGTCCTGTGCCAGCACGGCGTTCCCCTCGTACCAGGGGTATTCCTTGGCGAGGCTGGACGTTGCGAGAGTCCGTCCCACCTCGCCGTGCTCCGAGCACGTCACCACGACATCCCCGTAAGCGACCCAATGGAGCCGCCCACCGTCCGAAGTCCACCGCTTCGGCTCGGGGTACTCCTTGAAGCTGATGTTCATAACTGGCGCGTCCATGCTTCTCCTTTACTCCAGCGGCCATGGAAAAGGCCCGGACACTTACTCTGTCCGGGCCTCTCGGCAAAGCGGCTAGCGATTAGTGAGTGAGGGCGTGGTGCCGTACCTGCGTCTGCCACTGCGGGCGAAGTTCGGCCTTCACCAGGTTCCGGGTGTGCTGGTCACGCCAGGCCCAAGCAGCGCCCCAGACCCAGAACATGAGGCGGCCGGCCTCGCGGGAGACCGTCACCGAAGCCGTGTCGGCATCACGGAAGGTGACCCACAGCTCGTTCCACTCCTCGCGCTGCTCGTTCAGCCACACCGTGTCAGCCTTGCCGCGTATGAAAGCGGCCACGGCATCCGCGAACAGGTGGGCAGTGCCGTATCCAAGCTGAAATTCCATTACTTCTCCTTCACGTAACCGCGCGCGTCGGTCCACGAGTACAGGGCCATGCAGCTGGGAACGCCGCTCTCCACGTCGATCAGGTCAATGTCCGTCCACGCCCCGAAGAACTTTCTGTGGGCCTTTCGAAGGGCATCCGCAATGAAGTCCCTCGCCTTGGTTTCGGCGTCCAATCCGTTCTTTCCGTCCATGACGATGGTCCAGCCGTCGCTTTCGATCAGCCGGGAGTCGAAGGAGAACGTGTAGACACCTCGGAAGTCGTGGGCGTGCGGGTGATCGCAGTCCTCGCCATGGTCCGCGATGATGCTTTCCGCGTGATTGACGTAGCCGAAGGCACGCATGAGGCCCGAATAGGTGTTGGCCTCTTCGCACCCAAGCGTGCAGTCGTAATCCACGATCAGGGAATCGGCCAAGCCGGAATTCGTCCACGTCTCCACGAACGCATCGGCCGCCTTGAGCTTGCGCTTGAACTCGTTGCGAACCTTCTTGGGGTACTTGCGGGACATGTCATTTCCTCTCTGTCGGTTACCCGTGGCGAACGGCCGGTTTCCCGGCCGCCACCAAACAGGAACCGCTCAGACGTAGGACGCCTCTTCCTCGGTCATGAGCAGGAACTCACCCATGTCCCAGACGAACGCGTAATCCTTAGGAGCCCGCTCCTGAAGGTATTCCGTGGCCTGGTCGGAAAGTTCGCCCTGACCGTGAATGGCCTCCCACTGCTCATCGGTCTCGTTGAAGAGCGTGGAGTTTCCGTTCGTGCAGTAGTTGTCCATCACGTCCCGGTACTCCTCCGGGACGACGAACCCGAACTCCTCGGCCTTCAGTACGACTCGATAGGCGTTGTGCCAGCCGAAGTGACCATCGAGCCAGCAACCGGCCATGCCGATGGAGATCTTTTCGAGGCAGACAGTCATGGTCGTTTCTCCTCAGACGAAAACGGGCTCGGCGTTGTACTCGGCTTCGAAGTGCAGCTCCGCGCGGCTGACGATGTGCGCGGGGTCCTCGCCCTCGACCGTCAGCAGGTGGAATAGGTCGGCAAGGAAGTCGCTGGCAACCGTCTCCAGCGGTTCGCCCGCGTCGTGCTGCCCGGCGTAGATGGTGAGCGCGAGCTTCACGCGCTCGGCCGCATTGAAGGCGGGGTGGGTGTCGGTCAGGCCAATCCCGTCCCCAGCCGTCCAACCGATCATCGTGCGCGGCTTACGCGCGAGCTTGTTACGGACGACGGCAGGCAGGAACTTGCGCATGGTGAACCCTTCGTTGAATTCGGGGAGTTGGGCGAGCGCCCATGGAAAAGGCCCGGACACTTACTCTGTCCGGGCCTCTCGACAAACGCGCTCGTCGTTACTTCTGCGGTGCTATCCGGTCACCGAGGATCGGCGCGTCCTGTTCGAGACCGTTGTAGGTGTTGACGTACTCGCGGATCGTCATCTGCGACCAGTCATCGAACACGTGGCCGTGCCGCTCACACAGCAGCGTGCGCAGCCGCTCGGCCTTGCGCTCATACCACGTGTGCTTCACCATCACGGCCCGGTCCGTGCAGTGGCCTTGGGTACCGTTCACGAATATCTCGCAGAGCCAGCCGTCCGCTACGAGCCGTTCCAGGAGCTGGCGGGCGCCGGCCTCGGTGTCGCTCTTACCGATCCAGTAGGTGTGCTGGTCCTCCTGGTCGTAGGCGTAGGCGAACCAAATTGCAGGCTCACCGTCGCTTACTCGGACCACGTATCCGCGGTAGTCCGGCGTGTTCTCCTGGCCGTACTTCGAAAGCCCGTCGTACTTAACGGTCCACTCGCTCATCTCAGATCAATCCTTCCTTGATCGGGCAATACCCGATGTTCTTGTACCGCGGATCGGGCACGAAAAAGTGCTTGGCGAAGTTGGCCTCCGTGACCAGCAATTCGCCGCACCCGGTGCACCTGTGGCCGAACGGGATCTTCTCCAGATCCGCCTTTTCGGCTTCGGTGATCAGGTCCCATTTCGTCTGGGCAGTGCTGCCCCATTTCGTTTGGATGGGCACTAGAAACCTCTCTCGTCCTTGAACTCGTCCAACGACTGGCCGTAGTTCTCCTCCACGACCTCTTCGAGGTCAGCGCCCATCTCCGTGGTGAGAACGGTCAGGGTCGCGTTCACCATCAGGTTGAGCAGGTCTTCCCACTCGTCGTCACACTCGATCTCCTGAATGATCAGGTCGGCCGCCGCATTCGCGGCTTCGCTCACCTGGTCGTGGGTGTAGGTCTTCTCGTCGCTCATGCGTACGCCTTCCAACGCTCGATCTCTTCCGCGGTCATGTCATAACGGCAGTAGCAGGAGAGCGGGTGAATCTCTCCGCACTGGGGGTGCAGGCACCCACCGGCATCCGTCACTACGGGCTTTGCATCCGGGGCGAGGTGCTTGGGGTATGCCTTCACGTCCCGCCAACTGCCACCATCCAGGTAGATGGTCACGTACGCCTTACGGTGGGAACGCTCGAAAGCGGAGATAGCCATCTGCTCGGCTTTGTCGTAGTCACCTCCCTCGTAAACGTCCGTCTCCTTGCCGTTGAGCTGAGAGGCGACGATGTATACCGACCTGCCCCAGCCGTTCGCGCCGTAGGGCGTGAAGTCGTCGGCCGTCTGGTCGCTGTAGAGCATGGAGTCGACGTAAGCGCGATCGCTGTTGTCATCGGCAGGGCTGTAGTCGAACATCAGAAACCCTTCTTGGCGTAGTGCTGGAAGGTGCGGATAGCTCCGCGACGCGAGAGCGAGCGAGAGCCGGTGAGCGAGCCCCCTACGGGCTCAGTCACGCGATACCGGCCGGGAATGTGCGGCTGACTCCACTTGCGGATCGCAGGACCGATCGACACGTTGTGCAGGCGCGGACTGTCGAACCACTTGAGCATTGGGAGTTCCCTCCGACGAATTACGGGCCTGTGAGTACACACAGACAGGGGGCTGCACCTCGGCGCCGGCCGAGGTGCCTCACCCAATCCAGGTGTGCTCAGACCAGCTCGGGGACGACGTGAGCGGCCTCAAGGCAGTCCACGAGGACTCGGGCCATCTCCTCGTGCGTCTGCGGGATGCCACCCGACCGCAGGTCGTTGCCCGCGTAGAACGGCTCGTCGTCGCGCAGCACGCGGTACCACCAACCGTTGCCCGCGTACGCCTCACCGACCGTGCCGCCACCCATGGCGGCGATCTCGAATTTCAGGCCGGGCCGGTCCTCGGGCTCGTAAACGAACTCGGCCTCGTAGTCCCACCGCAGGTGACAGGCCCCGTAGTAGCCACATCCGGACCCGTCGCAGTTGCCGGTGAAGCAGTGCTCCGTTTCGGCCGGGTTGCAGTCGTCGTTCTCGCAGCCGTCGCACTTGAACGGCTCGTCGTCCAACGGCCCAATCTCCAGCGACGAGCAGCAGTCACAGTTTCGGTAGCCGTGCTGCACTTCCGGCTTGCCGCTGATGATCGCGGCTGCACCGCGCTTCCAAGCCTGCTGCTGATGCCACGACATCTCGTTGTACGACAGTTCCATGGTGAGCCTTTCTCAGGGATGAGAAAGGCCCGGACACTTACTCTGTCCGGGCCGTTCCCTATGGGTTTACTTCGGGGCGAAGAACGGGTGCGGGTCGGAGCCGAAGAGGTTGCCTGCGAGCATCCACTCCCACCACGCGGTGTCGTTGCGCTGGTACAGCAGGTCACTGACCATGCGGGCGGCGAACTTCTGCCAGTCCGCGTCTCCCGCGGACATGGCGTTGTAGTCGTCGCAGAGCTGGAGGGTGGTGCGCTTATTCAGGTGCTCAAAGAGGAGCTGAGCATTCACGTGCTGAGCCATTTCGGCCTTTCACGTACACCGGCATTGCATGGACGCTTACCGGATTCCGCCAGTGGCCACAGCGTGGCCACGACGGAACCCTGAGAGCGTCAGATCAGGTCCAGCTCACACGTGGCCGGGTTGTGGATGTAGTGCTGGTAGGTACTCATGTACGGCGCCTTCGGCTCGTCCACCGGCACGATGGGCAGGAGCCGCGTTTGCGGCCTGCGACGGCCCGGCGTGAACACGAACGCCCAGCCATTGCGGAAGTCCTGCCGGTTGCGTCGGAAGTGCTCCAGGAGCACGAGCAGCCCCTTACCGCGCATGTGGGGACGGACGTTGGCCAGAGAGCGGGTGCAGATGGTCACGGGATTACCTCCGTAGGTGTGGGTGTCAGTGGTTCACAGACTCAAGTTCTCGCAATTTCAAGTTTTCGGGCAAAAGTTAGCCCTTGAAGCGTGATTCCTTGCGGAATCGACGGATGTCCTCTTGAGCGGCCTCGGCCGCAGCCACGTCCCCGCGCTCGATTGCCTCGCGCTTGCGCCCCATGGCGTCCATGAGCGCACGCTTCGCGTCCTTGCGCGCGTCCTGGTAGTCCTGCTCGATCTGTCGCAGCCGCGAGACTTCCAGAGCCGTTGTCAGGACAGCCTGAGACTCCGCCTGGCGCTCCGCGAGTTGCCGCTTGGTGTACGTC